TGAACCAACAATCGGAACTGTAGTTATACAGTCTTTGAGCCATTTCATAATCTGTAACACCCTTGAAAGTGGCAGCAAATACTGCAGCCCTAGCAAAAGCTTCTTGTGCATGTGTTTCTTCCTCCCAAAAATATCTATCCTTTAATGTATCTAAACTAAACTTATCTAGTTTTTTTTCTTTATCATAATTTATTTCAATACCTAGATAAGGTTTCTGTCCTACTTTATCTTCTATCATCTTTATCCTCTAATACTTTTAATAATCTTCTTTCGTACCACTCAGCTTTACGTAAGTCTTCTATGCCGTTCTTATAACGAAATCTCCATCTATACTTCAACGAGTTACCACGTAGATACCCAACAAACTCTTCCTGAGATAGCATAGCTTCGATAGCATCGATGCATTCTATAGTACCTTGATTATAGTGTTCAGGATGATTTACTTTATCTGCCATTTAATATATCCTCCAATGTTAGATTAGGATTTTGTTTTACCTTTTTATAAAACCATCTAAGTGTGTAAGCACTGACCATGTATTTACCATTAGCAAATATATGAGTATCTTCTGGTAAGAACTCATGTAAATTTTTTGTAGTAATCTTAGTTGCATCTTCTCCATCAGGAGTCATAGACCTAATCCATTTAATCAACAACTGAGCTGCATGTTTACGAAGTCTTTTTGCTTTTCTGCCATTCATTTGTAACCTCTATAACTTTAGGTGGTCTTGGTGTTTGTGTTAAATAAGTATATCCTCTTGAGTATTTAAATACTCTTAGACCTAATCCATCGTTAGCGTCTGAATGACATTCAAACTTATGTCTGCAATATACACATTCTTTAGGAAGTTTCATATTGCCAGAGCTTCCTTCTGGTTCTGGATTATAACATCTTTGAGGCGGTCTGTCAAGCTTTATTGCTTTCTTAACATCTCTTATTTTCTTTTTAATATTAGGCTTGTCGAACTCAGAAGGTCTAAATAAAGCTAACTCTCCAGTCTCTTTATTCATAGCTAAGAAGCCACCTTTCTTTGTACCTTCAGCTTCTTCGTAACCTGCAAGTTGTGGAAGATAGCCGAAGGTATCTTGCTCTGCTAACGTACCGTCTTTAAATTTCTTAAAGGCAAAGCCTGAAGCAGTCTTAATATCTACTACTTCTCCGTCTATAGTACAATCCATGTGTCCTTTAATACCAGATACAGATACTTCTTTCTGTTCATTACCTACTTCATGCCCAGAAATTTTTACTAAGAATAGTAATACTTCTTCTAGTATGTGTCCATATAAAAATTTAATGAACACTGGAGCAGGTAAAGATTCAGTAGACTCGTTCTCTGATTTTAAATCATACCATAACTGTCTAGTAGGTTTACCAATGTTAGACATTCTTAGCATGTCTGAACTTCTTGGTGATGGATTAGCCCAGTGATGTAGTACTTCTTTAATACTTTCTCCTAAAGCATCTATATCCTCAGCACTAGCATCAAGAGGTTTACCTTCTCCTAAAACAGAAAGCTTAGAATAAATATCTTCTATTAAGTTATCTAAATTTTTCATATTGTTTCGATTATATTTTTAGCATCTTGTTTGCTAATCTTAAACCATTCTCCTTTTTTCTCTTCAGATTTTTTCTTTAATAGCTTATGTGCTTTTTTCTCAGCATCTTTTCTATCATTAAAAAATTTACTATAATGTAATTCATAATCTCTGAAAGGACTAGAGGTTTGATATTGTTTGCATCTATCTTTAGCATCAATAGCCATGCCAACTTTTATCCAACCTTTCCAAGATGGATTGCTTATAATATATATGTCTCCACTTTCTTCTTTGTTATATAACATCTTAGCAATCTTACTAATAGCTTGTGGTTTCTTTACGCTACCGAAAACTAATTTAGTTAAGTTGCCTCCTTGCTGTAAGTATCCTTCAATAGTCCTAAACTTTCTTTTATAAAATACTAAACCATCTTCATTTAGATGGTGATTAATACCTCTCTTTCTCCAAGTAGTTCCATCGTACATTCTTCCGTCTGCTCTAATGTCTCCGTTCTTAGGTTTTATATTAATGTGTTTCACTCCAGTTGTCTCCTATCTTGTATTCGCCATCTAAAGGACAGCGAAGATTAAAATATTCTCCTGCTTCTTTTATAGCATCGATTGCACGAAGTCCTACAAAGTGTGCCTGAGATTCCCTCACTTCGACTTGCCATTCGTCATGTATATTCGCAACGAACTTATAGTCAATAGTATTTAATTTTAGTTTAGTATCTAATAAAGATAATGCTTTCTTCATTACAATAGCACCTGCTCCTTGTAATAAGGTATTTAAAGCAGCATGAGTATTTCTAATGTAGAGCTTTCTACCGTCTATACCCTTGAGGTACTTCTTAGCCGATGCTCTCTGAACTCTATCTCTAAGAGATTTAAATTCTGGTTTATTATCAAAGAAATATTGTCTAGCTCTTTTGCCATCTGACGTATTTCCTCCGACCACTTTTCCAAGCTTTTCATCTCCTGCTCCGTACATGAGTGCATAGATGAATGTTTTTGCCTGATTTCTAGATTCAAGTCCTGCAGATTTTTGATTAGCTGTGTGTATGTCTCCATTAATGATTTCATTTATAAACTCCTTATCATCCATATAGTGTGCTAACATCCTTAACTCTAAGCCACTAGCATCTATACCTACTAATTTATTTCCTTCTTCTACTATCCAACAAGACCTACATTCTTTTCCGTAAGGACTAGAACTACTTGGTACTTGTGCCATGTTAGGATTCCTATGTGTCATCCTGCCAGTTATAGCTCCGTTAGGAATAACAAAGCCATGTACTCTACCATCATCTTGTAATGCTTCTAGCCATGACTCTATCTGAGCTATTCTTTTTTGTAGTAATAAAAACCTAGCGATAAGATTAGCTTCATGTATGTGAGTTATCTCTGACAAAGTTTTCTCATCTACAATAGGCTGACCAGTAGGTGTAAATCTTTCAGGCTTCCAACCAAAGTCAGTTAAGTACTCACCAATCTGTTTACGACTACCAAGATTAAACTCTTGTAAAGTCTTTCTCATAAAAGGTTTGTAGTTAGAAGTGTTTAAACACCTTTCGTATTCATCAGCAGTCAGTCCTCTTTTAGAAAGAGTTCCGTCTTTCTTAACATAAGGTGTAACTAGTTTATCATCTACCCACTTAGGCTGAAATGTTTCGTGAACTTCATCTTCAATAGACTGCATCTCTTGTCTAAGTTCTGCTAACAAAAGATTAGCACCCATCTCATTAAATTTGAATCCATCTTTCTCTTGTCGTTTCATTATGTCAGCAACATCGTGTTCCAAACAAACTGATTCTTTAGAGAATCCTTTTGCTTCTTTCTTTAATTCTCTAAGAACTAAAGTATTAAGTTGCACATCACGGACACAATAGTTTAACATCTCTGCGGAATAGTTTTGATAGTCTTCGAACTCAATCTTTTTGAAACCTAATTTATATCCCCACTTTTCTAAAGAGTGTCCACCTTCACGAGTAGGATTAAATAATCTTGACAGTACTAATGTATCCAGAAGTTCTTTATCAGTTAAGTCTACATCAAAAAACTTTTTAATCATCGGTACATCAAAACCAATAATATTATGTCCTATTAATCTATCTGCCGATTGTAAAAGTTTTACACCGTCATCAAGTTTACTAGGCGGGAACTTAAATATTTCATTTGTGTCTACATCTTGAGCAACGATACACCAAACTTTAGTGGCTTTTAAATCGTCTGTCTCTATGTCAAATACTAAATCCATAATTAAAATCCATGCTCATCTTCGTTGACTTGTATGTCAGATATATCAACCTCTGATAATCTACCCGTATCTTTATCGTAAAGTAAATGAGAAGCTAATCCTACATCTCCAGTGTACCTAGATTTAAGTACTCTCATTCTTGTTGTTCTAGCTTCATCAATATCATCAGACTGTTGATTCCTTTCTAATGCTATCACACAATCAGATAATTGTCCAATACTATTTGAACCTCTCAAGTGTGACAAAGAAACTTCAATACCATTCTCGTGTCCTTTGTTACCATCGACTCTACGAAGGTGAGAAACTAAAACAATACCTGCTCCTGTTTCCTCTACTAAACTTCTAAGCTTTGTCATAATAGAGTCTATAGCTCTACGTTCATCGCCTTCATGGACAGCACTAACTAACATGTGTAAGTGGTCAACGACTACCCATTTACATTCACAACCGATAATCATATATCTTAATTTAGAAAAGATATCATCAATATCATTTGTGCCGAAATGAGAATGCACCCATACTCTGTTTTTATTATCTCCGTCATAAAGAACATCGAAGAATTTATCTAGTTCTTCTCGGCTAAACTTCTCTCGTTCTTGGTCAATGTAAAGTCTAGCGTTAGCTTCGATAGATAGAATACCATCGATAGTTCTTCGCCAGTCTTCTTCAAGAGCAATGACTCCGACATTATCTGTAGTGTTCTTAATTAGATGATGTTCTAATTCTCTAGTTACAGATGACTTACCAAGTCCTGTACCACCTGTAAGAGTTACAAGTTCTCCTTGTCTAAGACCATAAAGTTTTTCATTAAGTCCTTCCCAAGGATACGGGATACTTGTTTTTCTTTCTCTGTTATGAAACTTATCTCTTTGTTCAGAGACATTTATGACACCAGATGGTGTGTAGACTTTAGATGCCCACCAAGCCTCGACAAACTCTTTATGCTTATTGCTTCTGAGCATATCGTTAGGGTCTTTCCAACCGTTAGGTAAAGAAAGTATCTTAGCTTTACTAGGTTTAAACAGTCTAGCTACTTTTTGCGAAGCTTCTTTACCTGCTTTATCATTGTCAAATGCAACGATAACATTTTCAAAATCATCAAAGAATTCTAAGTTTTCTTTAATGTCTCTGACTGCTCCAGAAGCTCCGCTTTTAATAGACACGACAGCCCACTTACTACCTAGTAGTTCGTAAGCTGCCATAGCATCACACTCTCCTTCGGTAATAGTAATGTACTTACCACCTTTGAAAAGTTGTTGACCGAAAAGTCCAGTCTCTGCTTTAGTACCGTGCCAAAAGAATATCTTATCCTTGACACTCCTAGTCTTAGTAGCTGATATTTCATACCCATTATAGAATGGATACATATGTTTAATTACATTTCCCTGTAAATCATGGACAACTTTAACTCCATATTTCTGAGCAGTATCTTTAGATATTTTCCTATCAGTCAATGCTGAAAAAGAACCTACCTCAATATTGTCAGGTTGTTTAAACGTATTATCTTTTTGTACTTCCATATTTTTTCCTTCGCAACTTTCTTTATAGTTAGGCATGAATGTGTCACAACTAAAACATTTAGCTGAACCATCTTCATTAACACCAACTGCGTCACTGCTGTCACAGACAGGACACGGTTGATGCACCTTATCCCAAGTGCTTGTCATATTAGCCCTCACTAATTATTATTTATCTTTAGTATCCTCTTCTATAGTTTTAGTTTCAGATACCTCCTTTGCTGGAGAGTCAGCCATAAGTGCTTCTTCACAGCTTTCTAAAAGCTTTTCAAGATTAGCTCTATGTGTAGCACTTGCAAAAGTAATAGCTTCCATTACAGTTTCAAGAGTTCCTACTTTAGAAATAATAACTCTAGCTTCGTTTTGCTTTGCTTCATCGGCTATCTCATTAACACTATAGATGTATTCTCCATCATCTTTTTTAATAGTAATAACCATATTAAAACTCCTCGTTATCTGCTGATTGCTCGGCGTATTCAACCAACTCTACAACTTTAACTGCAATCAATTCAGCAAAAGTTCCATAGTCATTTTTGTAAGGTTTAATTTTAACCTTAACCTTAGAGCCATTACCAACTGCGACATCCATTGGATTGCCGTCATTGTCAATAAGCTTAGGTGCTTCATTGATACGACCTGCAACTTCTACTTTTCTACTGAAAGAAAAAGCAGGTTTATCAAACTTAGCTTGCCCACTTCTATCTCTAACTTGAGAGATACCTTTTGCTTCTAACTCAGAAGCTGTACTATCATCAGTCAAAACTGTAATGACATACTTGTGAGGTTGAAACCTCGTGTTAGGTGTAGTGATGTGTGGATACATCGCCTCGCCTTCTACATACTCATACATATTTTACTCCTATATATAAATTGTTTTAATTACTTCGCACATTGTACCACAAGTAGATTTAAATTGCAAGTCTTTTTTGTTTTCGTTTTGCATTATTTCTTTGCCTAGTCATTTCGTTCTCTTCGGCAAACCACTCATTGATAATGTGTTCTTTCAAATCTTTAGTTGATAATCCAGTATCATTTTTAGTTATCCTTAAATGATTACTACCTACAACTAAAGTAGCATAGTTGTGATACTTCTCATCAGATAATTTAAACTGATAGTCTGGAGCATTGTAATGTATCACACTGTTTAAACGTTCTGCATACATACCATAGTCCTGTTGTTTTTGTTTTTGTTTTTTCATATCCCTCTTAAATTTATGGTGGCTAGTATCCCCGAATTTAATCTAGGTTTTATAACTAGCCACCTGTCTTTTTGCAAGACATACTGACACGGATAGGAAGGTTTTATTGAGGGCTACCATGCCAATTAAAATATTTCATCAAGAGTAAATACATCGTTACCCTGTAAAGTTATGAAGTAACTGTCATTAACTTTAGTAACTTCATAACAAACTTTACTCTCGTAGCACTCCTCATAGTTATCGTAAAGATAATCTACAAACCTTTTGTACTCGTCTTCAGTAACTTGTTTTGTTGTTGAACAAAATATATCTTTCATAATTTTAGTCTCCATTATACCATACTTTTAATTAAATTGCAAGCCCTACCATTTTAAAATATTAATTACTTTACCCTCCTCGTAACTAAACCCTCTACTCTTTTGGTATGGGTCATGTCCATTACCAATGTAAGTAAAGTTAGATTGTACCATACATGGTGCAAGGTGGTCAAGATATTTATATACCCAACCGTTTAAACACTCTGCATATGTTTCAACTTCTTCATACGTACCGTACACCTCATGTTTTTTTCCTTGCTCATCAATAACAATAGCAATCTCTATGTCGTTCATACCGCTTCCTTGTGCCACCAGTTAGGCATTGCTCTACCTTTCTCCCACTTAGCATAATGCTTTTCATTAACAACATATCTGCGATAAGCAACGATAGGGTCTTCATGTTTGTATTCATCTGGCATAGCTTGTGCAAGTGGTGTCATGTTCCACTTACGAACTATAGGATTTTCAGGTGGTATATTCCCTAAAGATAAATCGTAATCGTTAATATTTGTAGGTACTTTTTTTAGAGCTTCACTAAGTTTAGTAATGCTCGCATGTTCTCTACCATATCTATATTTATATTCATCTCCTAATGCAATGAAGTGGTCGTACAACCATTGATAGTTTCCTTTTGATTCTCTTGCCCAAACTGTACAAGGGTGATTCCAATATGCTCGCTTGTAAAGTCCTACCTCATCTGCATACTCATCACCGTCTAATTCTCTATGTGCAGTACACAACATTTGTGCAGTTTCTAATGGCATTTTAACCAACATCTTATCTGGCTGTGCCTGTGCTGACAAAACTGGACAGTCATAAAAATAAAATATATTCATCTGCCTTGCCCTCGATATGCTTTGTAACTCTTCCTTTTGTTTTTATTCATGTGCTTAGTAGATATCTTAACTCGTCTACCTCTACCACCTCTACCCTGAGATGTGCTTTTCTTAACATGATTAATTAATTGTACTTCCCTCTTAACTGCCATGGTATTCCTTAGTAAACTGTTTAAACATCATACTCGTAAACCTCAAAAGAATTTGAATCTAAATCTATAATCGGTGCTTGGTCGTACCACTCATCAACTATCTCTTCAAATGTTTTTATCCTATCCATATTACTGTACCTCTGTTGTATCTGATTTAACAAAATTACTTACCAACATCTGTAATGCCATATCGAATTGAACACTCTGCTCAACTTTTTTAGTACCATCACAACTCAATGCTTGTAAGTTTTCTTGTAGCTCGTCAAGCTGTTCTTCGGATAACAAGCTAACTACTTGTAAAAATTGTCTTGTTGCTTCCCTCATATTTTACCTCCTTATTATTATAGTATTATAAAGCTTTATAAAATATTTATAATAATATTTATTATAATATATTTATAAAACTTATAAAGATTATATCATATTTTTAATATAAAATCAAGTAAGGATTGTTATTTTCTTTAACATTTCTTTACCAAAATCTTCTTCAATCTTTTTCTCAAGATTCTTTTTGAAGTCCTCTTTTACTTTTTTGTTTTTCTGTTTTTCTTTGTTGTTCATTTTACTCCTTCAACTGTTAGTTAAACATAGCCCTAGGAAGCCCATAAGTCTCGTCTAAGGCACAAGAATTATTTTAATGACCTACCCCTCATCATCATAGGGTACACTCCCTACGGTGACTCTCGGTAATTCGCCATCATAATGCATGTCAATTATCTCAGCAATCTTAGCTGTCAAAAATTCATACACTTGTAATTCATTTATCTTATCGGTGTCATAATCTTTTTCAATTTCATTCTTAGCTTCCTCAACAAACCTGTCAAAAGTTCTTTGCGAAAGTAGTCCTGATATCTCATTCATCATGGCAAACTGTTCTCCTATATCTGTCATATTTCCTCCTCATTTTTTATTAAGTCTAGTTCCTCAACTACAAAAGGGTCTAATTCATTTTCTATTATGGTTATCTGGTCTTGTAAATGCTCAATGTCTTTTTGAAGTTCAGAAATTTGGATACCTTTGAATCCATCTAAACAATCATCAAGCAAACAAGCAACAGATATACTTGCTTCCTTTACTGCTTTTAATAATTTACTCATACTTCCTCCTCGTAAGTTACTGATTTTACTACATTATTTACTGTTTCTATTACCTTGCCAGATTCGTATTTATACTTTCGTAAATCTCCATCTGCTTGCCAATAATAGTATACTAATGTATCATCTCTCTCTTCAAACTTCAAGCGTTGTCTTTGCTCATCAACTTCTTTTGTGTATTGTGTCATGCTTCTCCCATTAATTTCATTAATTGTACACCATCATAACCTTGCTCTATCCATTCGTCATAATGTTCTTTTGCTCTTGAATAGTCCACATAATAATCATCACAACCACCAACCCAAACAACATATCTCCAACCTTTGTTGTATGCATCAGCGTGTTTAAACGTTCTGCGTACATCTACATCTTTACTCATGCTACCTCCTCAGATTCTATATTTGATATTTCATTATCTTGTAATTCAATACCATGCTCTTCCCAGAATGACTGCTTAACCCATTCTATATATTCTTCTTTGGTTTCACATTCTCTACCCATATCAAATACTGAATATGTAATTGTACTTGTCCAACTTTTCATGCTACCTCCTTTGGTTCTCTAAAACTTAAAGTAAAGGTACTGTTACAATCGTGGTTAGATGACCTCGCTATGTAATTACTTTTACCTTTAGTTCTTCTTATTGCAAAATCAAAATCTATATTAGTAACAACTAACTCTCTGTAAATTTGTCTTACATCTTCTAACAAAAATGTTTTTTCTCCTTCGCCACCTCTCCAATCTAGATTAGTTCCT